CTCGCACCAGGGCGCGCCGTCAAGATCATCCGCTACAACTCGAGCAACGTCGCCGTCAACCTGTTCACCGGCTTCGTCGTCAACTACGACTACCAGTTCGAGCTAGGCGGTCTCGACACCGTCACCGTGTTCTGCGTCGACAACAGCTACCGGCTAGCCCAGACATTCATCACCGGACACAACCCGACGAAAGAATTGACCGGCGCCCGCGTCAACGCGATCCTCGACCGCGCAGGAGTCAACTATCCCACCGGCCCGACAGCTCGCAACATCGCGACCGGCACCGTTGAACTAGGTGGCGGTACTCAGTACGCGATCGCCGAAGGAACAAACGTAAAAGCTTATTTCGACGAGATCACCCGCACCGCTGAACGCGGCCGCATTTTCGTCGATAAGGACGGGGTCCTGGTATCGCAGGACCGTATCGGATTCGTGACCGGCTCGCCGGCGATCAGCTTCAAGGACGATGGCACCGGAGCGAAATACCGCAACCTCGAGATCTCATTTCAGGCCGAAGACATAATCAACCGGGTCGCGATCACACCTAAAGGCGGCACTCAGCAGCTCGTCAACGACACCGCCAGCCAGACCGAATACTTCATCAAGTCGCTCTACATTGACGGCAGCCTTCTCCACGACAATACGGCCGCCCTCACCCTGGCGAACTACCTACTCAGCCCGACTACGGAGCCACGTTTCACTGCCGTCGAGACATTCTTCGGGCAGCTCACCACCGCGCAACGCGACACGACCGCAGACCTCGAGATCGGCGACTACATCGCAGTCCAGAAAGCCATCCTCGTCGGCGGTACGCCCCAGAATCTCACCCAGGACCTCACCGTCGAAGGCATCGAACACCGAATCAACTTTGCCGGCGGCCACGTCACAAACCTCTACACATCCACCGCACAAGTCACCTATCAGCTGATTCTGGACGACGCCACCTATGGCACGCTTGACGGCTTCAATGTCCTAGGCTAGAACCCATGGCAACCCCCACGAGCCTCCCCGCAGCATGGACCACCGCCCAGGTGTTGACCTCAAGCTCGTTGAACAACCTTCGCGGCGCCTTTCGTATCCTGCAAGTCGTCAGCACCACGAAAACCGACACGTTCAGCGCGTCACTAGCTGCTGGCGCCACCGCAGACATCACCGGCTTGACTGCAACGATCACACCGAGCGCAACCTCATCGCTAGTCCTAGTTGTGGCATCCGTCGGTAAGGGAACTTATGGGGGCATCGTCCTCAAGCGAGGCGCGACAGAAATCGGTATCGCGACCGCCGTGAGCAACCGCAACGCCTTGTCCGCTGTAAACGTCGGAGCCAGCAACAACTACCCGACATCCCAGACAATGATCTTCCTAGACAGCCCGGCAACGACCAGCGCAACCACCTACACGGTTGCCCTGCACAGCGCCGAAACAACAACGCAGACCGCATACTGCAACCGCAGCGACACCGACACCGATAGCGGCGCAACCAGCCGCACCGCGTCCACCATCACCGTCATGGAGATCAGCGCATGATCGACTACGCAACAATTCTGACCAGCAAATACCCGGGAAGCGTCTGGACGTTGAACGGCGACGACTACGCCGGGCTGACCTGGTTGAGCGACAGCGCCAAGCCAACGCAGGCTGAACTTGACTCGCTGTGGCCGCAGGTGCAATACGACACACAATGCGCCTTAGTCGAGCAGGCGCGCCTTGTCGCATACGAAAAACAGTCAGACCCAGTATTCTTCAAATGGCAGCGCGGCGATGCAACTGAAGTCGAGTGGCGTGAAGCAGTCGCCAAAGTAAAGGCCGAAAACCCATACCCCCCGGCGCCGTAGTGTCGTGGGATCTGAGATTCTGGTTTCTGTTATCTCTGGCGGCTTCCTGGTGGTCGTTGCGCTCATTCATAAACTCATCCGAGACAACAAAGAAGACCACGGAATCGTCCACACTTCGCTCGACCGAATCGAACGAAAACTAGACCGGCACATCGAAAACCATGAGTAAACAAGACAAAGCCATCCTCGGCTCGTATGCCCGATCATTTCTGACTGGTGCGATCACCCTCTACCTGGCTGGCGAGACCGATCCGAAGAAGCTGCTGGCGGCTGGTATCGCGGCCGTGTTGCCGCCTCTGTTGCGCTGGCTGAACCCGAACGACACCGCCTTCGGTCGTGGCCACAAAGAAAGCTAGCGGCAGGCCCTACACGGGCTTCGACGGCATCGCAGGCGGCACGACCGCCGGCCTCCAGGTACTGATCCGGGTGCTCGAGCGCGAGACAGGGCGCGGCCTCTGGAATAACGGCGCCTGGGGAATACGCGATAAGAAGGGCAAGCCAGGACAGCCCTCGACCCATTCGACTGGGCGGGCTGTGGACATGAGCTGGCGAAACGTGGAAGGACCGCGAGGCGACGGCCCTAACGCGGCCTGGCGCGCACAGCCCTACCGGTCAGCCTGCCAGGTGATCGACGTGCTGATCGCTCACGCTGACGCGATCGGTCTCGAGCTCGTCATCGACTATCAGCCGGCACCGCACGGACGCGCCTGGCGTTGCGATCGTGGACGCTGGAAGACCTACGACACGAAAACGGTCACCGGAGCACCTGGTGGCGACTGGTTCCACATCGAGATCTCGCCCCGCATGGCAGCCCGCCCAGACGACATGAAAGCCGCGCTAGATAAGGCGTTCCCGCCTAATCCACCATCCGCGCCATAGGTCTCCTGTAGGGTCGAAGCACCCGACGAAAGGAGAGAATCATGCCCGAATGTAAGACCTACCTGTACGAGGTCATGCGCACCACCCTAGAGAACGGCCAGCAAGTCATGGTCCAGATCTTCAGGGACGACAAGACCCTCGAAGTGCTCCATGCTCAGCTCGCGTTCAAGACGATCGCCGGCGACTCGTGGGGCGTCCCTTACCAGCTGGAGGTCGCCCGATGAACGCGCTACGAGCCCCGTGGCTGATTCTGGGCTATCTGGCTGCCCTCCTGGGGCTCTCGTCGCTCCCAGAGGCTCCTGACGCGTCTGAGGCCATCCTGGAGGCGCCCCCCGCCACCGTGAAGGTCTACGAGTACGGCGAAGTGCCGGTTGAGGCGGCTGCCGCACCGACGACCTCGAGCACGTCGACGACGGTGTGGAAACGTCAGCGGCCGATGAGCGAATGCGAACAAGCGCTTCAGGTAGCTCTCAATGTGGGCTGGCCGGCCGAAGAACTTGCCACGCTTGCCCGAGTGCTGTGGCGCGAGTCACGTTGCACTCCTGGCCCCGTACATAACCCGGACGACCCGATGGGCGGCTCAAGGGGCATGGCTCAGATAAATGGCGTGTGGTGCGAACCATCAAAAGCGTGGCCGATCGGATGGCTCCAGGCGAAAGGCATCGTCACCGACTGCGACGATCTGTACGGCACCGAAACAAACCTTCGGGCCGCGCTCGCGATCTGGCGTAATAGTGGATGGCACCCCTGGGGTATGAAGTAACCTACGAACACCGACAAAAGGAACCCGACATGAACGACGAACTAGATCCGACCCTGAAGGCTTACAGCGCCTTTTTCGATCAGATTCTCACACCGGCACGACCAGGCTGGAAAGACCCGAAGAAGGTCCAGCTCGTAAAAGAACTTCGTGCGATCGCGGTTGACCTGCAACTATCGGACGATCCGCGTGGCGACGTCATCATGGAAGCCGCCCGCATCATCGCCGGCCGATGAAACAAATCAACCTCACCTCCTGGGAATACCAGGACGCGCTACGAGAAGCACACCGCCGCGTAAACAACTACATCGAGCTCGGCATCGTCCACGAGTTCGAGCAAGGCGACATCTACGAGCGCAACATCATCGGCACCTGCGGCGAGTTCGCCGTCGCGAAATGGCTCGGCCTCAAGGTCCACCTAGTCGACACCTGGGCGCCTGGCGTGCCTGATCTGGGTGACGACATTGAGGTCCGCACAGCTGCCAGATACCGCGACCCGATGTATCTCGTCATCCGAGGTAACGCACACCTCGAGCGCCGCTTCGTGTACGTCGTCAAAACACCGAACAAGGGCTATCACTACGACATAGTCGGCTGGTGCTACGGCACCGACGCAGTCGAACACGGCCGATACGAGAAACCGGACACGGACAAGGGCGGCCGTCATGGCGCCTACTGGTACGACGCCCGAATGCTTAGAGACCCTGAAGAACTGAAAGCGAGCTTGCTATGGCCTTCGATCTGAACAACTACGAGACCGTCGAGGACCGCCTCGCCCGATTCTGGGCCGATCATCCCGCCGGCCGCATCCACACCGAACTCGTCATTCAGGACGGCGATCAGGTGATCTTCAAGGCGGCCGTCTACTTCGACGCCGGCGACCCGATCCCTCGAGCGACCGGCTACGCCGAAGAACTACGCGGCTCCAGCCCGGTCAATAAGACGAGCTTCGTCGAGAACTGCGAGAGCTCATCGATCGGTAGAGCCTTAGCTAACTGCGGCTACTCGAAGCGTGGAGCACGGCCATCTCGTCAGGAAATGGAGAAGGTCGAGCGCATGA